GCGTTATAGAAGCCAAGATGATGGAGATCTTCTTCGGTCAACTTGACCATGAGAAGAAGGTTAAGGACTCTGATATGGTCTGGCGATTATTCTTGAAGAACTTCGGCAGTCTGCACATTGCTGCTCAACAGAGCACAAGCGCTCCTGAAGAAGTAACCAAGGCTAAAGACGTATCTAAGCAACAGTTGGAGAGGTTTTAATGTTTAAGTTAGACGACTTAAAGATACGGCGCAAGGCTTGGGTCAAAGCCGCAAACATAAATCCAAACCGACTTGGCTGGTTGCTAGATGATTGCACTGTTATTCATTCAGATGATCGTAAGAAGATTGACGTCTGGATGGATGCGCTAGAGCGCGGAGAAGTTGTCCGCTCTGCTGGGAACTCTAGATGCGGTAAAGGTTTACTGCTTTGGGGTGAGCCCGGTCACGGTAAAACTACTTTGGCTCTATCCATTATCCAAGAGATCATGACACGTTTCCCTATCGAAGCCTTTGATGTTAAAGAGGGTCGTGTACTTATTCGTCCTTGCTACTTCATTACTTTCAACGACATACTTAACCTTAAAGGTCAGTTAATGGATGAAGCAGATGACGAAACTCAAATTTTATATCAAGGTATCTTGGGTGACTGCCCAAACGATTCATACAACATACGTGTACTGATCATTGATGATCTTGGTAAAGAGCACGCTTCTTTATCTGGTTGGCAGAAAAGTATGTTGCATCATGTGTTGCGCACACGATTCAACAATGGATTGCCTACTATTGTTACCACGAACATTTCGTTAGACAACTGGGGCTATGTATACGGGGATGCTACGGAGAGTTTTGCTCACGAGTCATTCTTGTACTTACCCATTGAGACTTCGGATCTAAGAAAGTGAGCCGTGCAATGACTACCAAGCTTATCCAGGTGTTTCTGAGTCAGACTCAGACCCCTGGGCCAGGTATCTATGAGGTATCAGGCGATGAGACTGGGACGCTTTATTGCACTTGCCCGGGCTTTAAAGGCCGTAGTACCTGCAAGCACTCACGCTTTGTTAAGTCTCGCATTGATAGCAACAACGGCACCTACCCACTTGAGATCTCAAGCCGCGCCACTGAAGAGGACGCCGCTAAAGCCAAGAAGTCAAGCAAAGACTTCAGAGAGTTTGTTATCAAGTACGGAAGGATTGAGGTCTACTAAATGCGGAACGGGGACATCAGCAATGAGCTCCCCAAGCGAATACTCGTTACAACAGACGCGTTTTCAATTGTGGAATCAAGCATCACTAAACGGTTTAAAGTAATACCAAAGGTAAATAAAGAGCTGAAGATACGTAAAGATATCCTCAGCCGCTTCTACCTGTTCACCTCTCGTCAAGGGGTTACTCTTGAACTAATCTCTTATGCAATTGACGATGCTGGTCTTGAAGAACTAATGCTTACGCTAGATGCCATGGGTACTAATCCATTTCGTTACTCAAGAGCGTATGAGTCTATTGATGAGGTTGTAAAAGACTTACCTTATAGACCAGAAGTTATTGGTGTTATTGATCTGCCAAAAAATCTGCTACGTTACGGGCACTGGGGAATGGACTTTAACTATCTATGAATAACGAATCGTACCTACTAAGCAAGGTCATTACTGATAAGCGCATTGGCTATGTATTAGAGCGCGGTATTAGCGATGAGTGGTTCTCAGACACTACAGATAAGAACATCTATAAGTTCTTACAACACCATTACACGGAGTATCAAGAGGCTCCCAGCCTAGAAGTTATTCAAGCCAACTTCCGTAACTATGAGCCAATTGAAGTAGAAGATTCTATTGACTACTTCATTGACAAGTTAGTAGAAGGCCGCCGTAAGTCTTTAATCATTAACACCATGATTGACGCTAGTCAGGCGCTTGAGTCTAAGAAGCCCGAGTCTCACGAAGATGCCCTCATTAAGTTGCAACAAGGCTTTGCTCTTCTAGAGCAGACTGGCCTAGGTTCTACAACTGATCTTGAGATTAGACATGCTGCTAAGTCAGCTATGGAAGAGTACGTGAACCGTAAGAACAGCCCTGGATTGTTAGGGTTACCCACAGGATTTCCTACTATGGACGCCTCTACTTCAGGACTACAACCAGGCCAACTAGTAGTTATCGTTGCGCCGCCTAAGACAGGTAAGTCAACGCTTGCCCTACAGATTGCTATTAACTGTCACCTCAATGGTCACAAGCCTATGTTCATGTCCTTTGAGATGAGCAACAACGAACAGAAGACTCGTTACTACGCTATGCGCGCTCGCATCTCCCACAGGCGCCTTATGACAGGAACACTTACTCTTGAAGAAGAGCAGCGCTATGAGCGTATTGTTAACAGCATCCAGACTATGAATGATGACTTCTGGTTTACAGACTCCTCTAGCGGTCTGACCGTTAGCGCAGTAACTAGCAAGATCCAAGGTAAGAACCCTGACATTGTTTTTATTGATGGTACATACCTTATGTTTGATGAGGTGACTGGTGAGTCCAATACTCCACAGGCTATTACTCAGATTACTCGTAACCTCAAACGCCTTGCTATGAAGATTAACAAGCCTATTGTTATATCTACTCAAGCGCTCTCATGGAAGATGAAGAAGGGTCAGGTTAGCGCCGACTCTATTGGCTACTCATCTTCCTTCCATCAAGACGCTGACGTTATCTTTGGTCTTCAGCGTGAAGACGAGAACGTAGATGACACTCGTCTGCTTCGTGTTATTGCTAGCCGTAATTCAGGTCTTAGTGAGGTATCCCTTATGTGGGACTGGAACACTGGCGCCTTTAGAGAGATGGACAATAACGACCTATGACCGTTGAAGAGATGGAAGAGACACTTGCTGATCTTGGAATCAAGGTCATTGGCACACGAGGTTGGGAAGTTCAGGGAGAGTGCCCAGCCCACGAGGAGCGAACAGGTCACCCTGATCGCAATCCTTCTTGGTATATCAATGCTGACTCTGGCGCGCACATCTGTTTTTCTTGCGGATTTAAGGGCAACCTATACTCACTGGTTGCTTACGTTCGTGGGGTGCCACTAGACCAAGCAACCGACTGGGCAAATACCAACCTCAACTTGGTAGCGCGTCTTATGCGCTTAACTGAACCAGAGAAGAAACAAGAAGAAGAGACAATAAGAGTTACTGAGTCAATGCTTGGAGCTTTTGTAAACGTACCTGATGAGGCTTTGGTTGCTCGAGGCCTTACACGTGAGGCAGCTAACCTGTATGGAATTAGATGGGATCGCCACCGCGGTAACTGGATCATTCCTGTACGCCACGTTTACGGCACACTACTAGGCTGGCAAGAGAAAGGGTTTAGTACCCGTTACTTTAACAACCACCCAAAGGGTATGAAAAAGGGCAAAGCACTCTTTGGTTATCAACAGTATAAATCGGGTGACATGATTGTTGTTGAGTCCCCATTAGACGTTGTACGCTTGGCTTCAATAGGCATTACTGGTGGTGTTGCGACCTTTGGCTGCGCCATTACCATTGAACAGCTAAGCGCTATACGAGGAGCAGACCGGATTATCTTTGCTTTAGATAACGATGAGGCTGGAAGAGTGGCTTCTAGAGACATGATCACTCGTTGCAGAGAACTAAAGGCTGAGGCGTGGTTCTTTAACTATAAGGACATTGATGTAAAAGACGTGGGGGCTATGAGCCGCTCAGAAGTGGTACTAGGATTACAGAACGCACAGCACATGATTCGTGGAGAGAGGGCTATTGCATGATCATTGGTCTTACAGGATTTGCTAGAAGTGGTAAGGACTCAGTGGCTAAAGTTCTTGTTGAACATTATGGTTTTACACGCGTAGCCTTTGCAGACAAGATAAGAGACCTACTGGTTGAGATGGATCCTATTCTTGAGAATGGTCATCACTTAAGTTCTATGCTTGAAGACTATGGCTGGGAGCTTACTAAAGCAAAGCCTGAGGTTAGAAGGTTATTACAATCGCTGGGCGTAGGCGCTCGTAAGATCTTTGGCGACAACCACTGGATTGTAGAAGCCACAAAGAATTTAGATAGAACCGCTAACTATGTTATTACTGACGTGAGGTTTATAAATGAAGCCACGTGGGTGAAGGATGTGTTTGGTGGACAGATCTGGCGGGTAGAACGTCCAGGTGTGAGCGCTATTAACAACCACGTCTCTGAGTCTGAAATGTCGACATTTGAAGTAGATCAGACTTTTATTAATGAAGGCTCTCTTGAAGACCTTGAAGCGATGATTAAAGCTCGTATGGTAGGTTTGCTTGTATGACTTTTACAGGGACGCTTCTCCCTTATCAACCTGAGGCAGTAGATCGCATGTGCGACCGCTCTAGCATGTTGGTTGCCTATGACCTCGGGCTGGGTAAAACTGTCATCACCATAGCCGCCATAGAACGCCTTATGGATGAGCGGAAAATTGATGAGCCAGGCCTTATCATTTGTTTATCCTCACTTAAATACCAGTGGGCTAATCAGATTGAGAAGTTTACAGATGGCACTTCAAGAGCTTTGGTCATTGATGGAACCCCGGCTAAAAGAGCAGCGCAATACGAAGAGGCTTATGATTGGCGTAACTCTGGGGTTGATTACATTGTTCTTAACTATGAACAGGTGGTCAACGACTGGAAGTTCGTCGAAAGACTCCCTAGAGGATTTGTAGTATTAGACGAAGCAACGGCTATTAAGTCGTTTAAGTCTAAGCGCTCTAAGCAGGTTAAGAAGCTAATCCAAACCCCTTATCGCTTCGCTCTTACAGGTACACCTATTGAGAACGGCAAGCCAGAAGAGCTTTATAGCATCATGCAGTTTGTTGATCCAACAGTTCTGGGTCGCTTTGATATCTTTGACTCAGCTTTTATTGTCCGCAATAGCTGGGGTGGGGTTGATTACTACCGCAACCTTTCCACTCTTCATACCAAGATGAAAGAAGCGTCTGTCCGTAAGGCTCAGAAAGACCCAGACGTTGCGCCGTTCTTGCCAGAGACTATTCATCAAGACCCTATCAAGATTACCTTTGATCGTAAGACAAGCAAACTTTACTCAAAGATTGTTAATGATCTACTGACCGACCTAGAAGATGCTCAGACACTTTTTGGCGCATCCTTTAACGTCTTTTCTCATTACGGGCTTGAATCCCAGCGCGGCGGTCCAGAGGATGAGATGCGTGGAAAGATCATGTCTAAGATCGGCTGTTTAAAGATGCTCTGCTCACACCCAACCTTATTGCTAACTAGCTCTAAAAAGTTTGAGTTGATGAACGGCGAAGGCTCAGCTTACGCCAATGAGCTGGTTAACAATGGCGCTCTTGATGGCATAGCCAGTTCTCCTAAGCTTGAATACCTAACGCAGTACGTCAAAGACTTTCTTGAGCAGAATGACGATAACAAGGTAGTCATCTTTGCCACATACGTAGACATGCTAGACATGATTGCTGAGGCGATTGGTTTAGATCAATGCCGCCTCTACTCAGGCAAGTTAGATGCTAAGACTAAAGAAGATAATAAGATAGCGTTCAATACCGACCCATCCATCAGAGTCCTTATATCTAGCGATGCTGGCGGTTACGGGGTAGACCTACCTGCAGCAAACCTGCTAATCAACTATGACCTACCTTGGAGTTCTGGAACGGCCGTCCAACGCAATGGTCGTATCAAGCGCGCCTCTAGTCTGTGGCCCTCTATTGTTATCACTGACATCATTGCTACAGGCTCTATTGAGCAGCGTCAGTGGGAGGTTCTACAGCAGAAAAATGCTTTGGCCAACGCGGTTATTGATGGTGAGGGTATTACTGAGGACGGTGGCGTAGAGATGTCTGCAGGGAGCTTAAAGCAGTTCTTGCAGAGTTCTATTGTATAATTTAAGGATGCCTAACGCACCTAAGACACCGACCCGTACCATCCGCGTCTCGGATGATATTTGGCTTGCCGTCCAGAAGAAGGCTGCCAAGGAGGGCGTTACAGTCACCAGCGTCATTATCGACGCCCTTGAGAAGTACATCAAGGTTGACAAGCCTCTAGACTAGAACTAATGTAGTGCTTCTTAGGGGGTACTAAATGAATCTAGAAGAGCTAAAGAAAAGCGCCCGTCAGTTCCTCGCCTTAAAGAGTGAAATGGGTATGTTGGCAGATCGCCAAAGCGAATTGAAAAGCCGTATGACTCAAGAGATTGATGCACTTGAGCCAGATGATAAAGGCCATAGGGTCATCCAGTTTGAGGACGCTAACCTAGGCAACATTAAAGTTACTAAACAGCGCCGAGTGTCTAAGACCCTTGATATGGACGTTGCCGATAAGATCCTCACAGATAAAGGTATTAAAAACACCTGTATCAAGATGGTTCCAACCCTTGACGAAGCAGCAATCATGGCCGCTTTCTATGAGGGCTACCTTACAGAAGAGGATATTGACACGATGTTTCCTGCTAAGGAGACGTTTGCGTTTATCGTAGAGAACAAATGACCGAAGACTTTATTGACAAAGCGTTTGCTGACCTTGATGAGTACTACCCAGGTAGTAAGAAGAAGCGCAAGGCAGTAGTAAAGAAAGAACCAGAGGTTGTTGTGTCTCCTAACTGGGACTCACGGCCTACTAAGCGCACACTTCCTAACGGAACAGACGTAGATATGTTTACCATTGGCGCACTTGCTGCAGCCCTTGGACGACCTATCATCACTATCCGTTCATGGATCAAGGAAGGTTACCTGCCTTCCGCACCCTATAGACTTCCCGCTAAGAAAGATATTAACGGGAAAGACCATCAAGGGCTTCGTCTCTACTCGCGGGCTATGATTGAAGCGGTCATTGACCTCTTTGACAAGGCTGGCATACTGGAGATAAAGCGTATAGACTGGTCTCAACATCAGCACCTCAGTAATGAGATCGCTGAAGCGTGGAGTAACATCCGGGCTGATGAAACAAAAACAAACTAACAAAGGAAAAATAATGTCCGTAAATCGCACAGAAGCATATCTGCCAACCACTGACGAGTTCAGTGCATCTGCAATCAATGACCGCCCAGCGCAGTCAACTTCAGCAGCCATCCAATCAGGTTGGGAAGCTGGAGAAAAGATCACACCTGTTTCACAGGGATACGCCAAAGACTTTAAGTTCACTGATGGCGGCTTCCAAGTAATCAAGTTCCTTGATCAAGATGGCCCATTTGCCGTCTACAAGCAGCACTTCCTTACTAACAAAGAGGGACAGAAGTCGTACATCTCTCTAGGTGCTAACGACCCACTTTGCATCAAGCTTGGCAGCAAGCCAGAAGAGAAGCGCGCCTTCTCTATCGTTAACCTATCTGCTGAAGGTGGACCACAGCGTCAGATGCTTATTGCATCACCACGTTTGTGGAAAGCACTTCACGCAGCACACTTCTCCCCACAAGGTCCACTCACCCGTAATTATTGGGCAGTGAGCCGTACAGGTAAGCAACAGACAACCGCCTATCACATCAACCCAGTAAAGGGCCGTGACTTGATGGAAGACTGGCAGATTGATGAAACGGCTGCAGAAGCCTTCATTGCATCAGTTCAGCCTTACACACGCGCTGACATCAAGACACCTACTTGGGATGAGCTAGAGGCTATTGCAGACTCTTTGCTCTAAAAACACATAGCTGTTAGAGACCGGTGCCCCCCTTCCATCGGTCTCTAACTTTATAGGGGACAACACTTGAATATTATTACGACTAAAGATCAGTTAGATGAGATGGTTGCTTACTATCTTAAGCAAGATGCGTTTGCATTTGACGTAGAAACTGTTGGTCAACATAGAGGTATACCTGCAGTTAACGAAGTGCTTTGGATTTCTTTTGCTACCCGCGGTCGCGGTGATGTTATTCCTATGGGCCACCCTAATGGTGAGTTCTTAGAATCAATCAAGCCTTTAACAGGTCAGGGTCAGAAGCGTGTAGATCAAGGATTACCCGCCAGAGACTACGACTACTCACGTGATAAGAAGAAGCACGTGAAGAAGTTTGGCCCAGCACCTAAACAACTATTCCCAGCAGAGGTCTTTGAAGCGCTTAAGCCATTGATGTTTAATGAAGATATCTTAACTATCGGTCACAACTTAATCTTTGACCTATGCTCCGTGGCTAAACACTACGATGGAGTAATCCCTGCAGGTCCTTACTTTGATACCTTGATCGGCTCCTTCTTATATGACAGCCGCAACAGTGGCAAGCTTGGCTTAGATGATTGCCTTAAGCGTGACCTAGGGTTCAGCATGGAGAAGGGCATTGGCCACAAGGTTGAAGAGTATTCTTTTGATGAAGTCGCCAAGTACTCATACCTAGATTCTAAGTACACATTTCTACTGTGGCAGGTTGTTACGCCTAAGTTGATAGATGCTGAGGTTGATAAGGTTATGGATCTTGAGATGAGTCTCTTAAAGGTTCTATGCCAGATGAAACTTACAGGCGCGGCTATTGACGTTAACTTATTAAAGGATCTACACACTAAACTTGAAACAGAGATAGAACAAGTAAAGACAAAGATTTACGGCATTGCCGGTAAGGTCTTTAACCTTAACTCCAATGCTGAAAAGCAAGAACTTCTTTACGGCCCAGTATCAGAGGGCAATCGTGGTATTAAGCCAACAATCCTTACGGGTAAAGGTGAGAAGACCCAGCCTGATAAGCGCACTTACTCTGACTACTCAGTATCTGCAGAGGCACTTGAGGCTCACCCAGATGATGAACTTGTAAGAGCCATGCTTGAGTACGCGGAAATCAACAAGCTTCTTAGCACCTACATCATCCCTTACATTGGCGGGGAAGTAGTTAAGTCTGTCAATGGTAAAGAGAAGATTGAAGAGCGTGAGAGCATGCTCATCAATGGCAAGATCTATGGAGACTTTAAGCCTTGGGGTACAGAGACAGGTCGTTTCTCTAGCTCCAACCCTAACCTTCAGAACATTCCTGCGCCTAACGATAAGGTGCCAGAGGAGAAGAACTACGGCAAGATGATTCGAGACCTGTTCTATGCTCCAGAAGGTTACAAGTTAGTAGTGGCTGACTACTCCCAGATTGAACCGCGTATTATTGCCTCTATGTCAGGTGATCCTATTATGCTTGAAAATTATCGCATTGGCGGAGATATTTACACTACCGTTGGTAACACCATGGGAGTAGACCGCAAGGCTGGTAAGGTCTTAGTTCTAGCCATTGCCTATGGCGTAGGGCCAGATAAGATCTCGCGCCAGATCGGTTGTACTATCCAGGAGGCTAAGACCCTTCTCACAGACTTTGCCGCCAAGTTCCCTTCCGTAGACCTGTACCGCGCCAAGGTTATTGGGGTAGCCCGTAATACTGGCTATGTATCCACCATCCTAAAGCGCCGCAGATACCTGCCGGATATTAAGTCCAAGGTGCCTGCCTTTAGGTCTAGCGCCGAGCGCCAGGCCTTCAACACGCGTATCCAGGGGTCTGCCGCAGACATAATCAAACTTGCTATGATTAGGGCCTACGAGAAGATACCTGCCGAGGCAAGAATTATCTTAACCGTGCACGATGAAATCGTGACCTTGACTCCAGACTCTGTAGTAGATCAAACACGCGAAGCTATCCGCGAGGCTATGGAAGAGATTTACTTTCTAGATGTCCCACTGATCGCTGACATTAAAGTGGTTCAGAAATGGGGTGATGCTAAAGGATGAGCATCTTCAGAAGAAATAAAAAAGATGAGTTTGAGATTACTACTCAAGAGGTTCCGCTTAGTACGGTTTACCGTTGGTACCTCTATGACACCGAACTTGTAGACAACATCAATGACCTTGCTGAAATGGTAGGGCTTAGTCGCATTAGTGAAGAGGGCGAGAGTAAAGAACTAGAAGACAGCGGAGATAGAGTAAAAGCTGTCGCCCCACTCTTTCCATTCTTAGAGTCTATTGCGGATATCAGCGCCAAATCTTTGGTAGCGCTTCATCTAGCTGAGGCAATAAATTCAGATGATATGGAAGACCATGAGTTAGAAAAGCATAGTGATGAGATACTGGCTGTCTATAAAGCGGTAGCACTATCTACTTTAATGGGCGCCTTTTCAATTGGTCTTCACTTAGGTATGATTGAAACTAATACAGTAGGAGCAGATGTTCTTGACTTTGGAGGAATAGATGAGTAACTCAGATTGGTTCTCACGCAAATTAGGTAACCCAGTACCTCAGCAACCGCAGCAGGCCCCACAGTATGCTGCACCACAGCCTGCTACCTATGCACAACCACAACAGCCGCAGTATCCACCCTCACAACAGGCAACCCCTCAAGCACCTCGTTGCCCAGGGTGCGGCAGTGGTAACTATGGCAGTGTTCAGGGAGCAACACCAAGGTGCTACGATTGCGGCTATCCACTTCAACAGTCAGGTAGTGGTCTAGGTAAAGGAATTATTACCCCTGGTCAGTCTTCAGCAGGACCAGCAACACCAGCACGCCAGATACCTACAGGTACTTTTAATGGCACTAAGCCCGCAATCGGGGCAGACGGAGGGTTCTTAGGATGAGCACATTAACAGGCGATCTAGCAAAAGTATTTAGTGCAATCAACAAGAAGATGGGCGATGACACCATCGTTCTTGGTTCAGATATTACCCAAACTGGTAGCCGTCTAACAACGGGTTCAGTTGCGATAGACGTTGCTTTAGGTGGCGGATGGCCGTCTAATCAGTGGCACGAAATTATTGGAGAGGCAAGCAATGGCAAGACCGCGCTTGCTCTTAAGACTATTGCTGCTAATCAACGTCGCGATCCAGAGTTTACGACTGTATGGATTGCAGCAGAAGAGTGGGTGCCAGGTTACGCAGAGATGTGCGGCGTAGATGTTTCCCGCGTATATGTAGTGTCTACAAATATCATGGAGGAAGCGTATGAAGCGGTCATTCGGATCGTGGAAAGTAAAGCTATTGATTGCATTGTTCTTGACTCACTTCCTGCTCTGGTGCCTGGAGCAGAGGACGAGAAGGAAATGGAAGAAGCAACAGTAGGGCGCGGAGCGCTTCTTACTAACAAGTTCTTCCGTAAGGTAGGCAAGGCATCTAAGAGGTCGTTAATCCGCCCAGAGCGCCCTTTCATCGGCATCATTATCAATCAGTGGCGGTCAAAGGTTGGCGTAATGTATGGCGATCCTCGAACTACTCCGGGGGGTCTAGGCAAGGACTACGCCTTCTTTACCCGCATGGAGGTCCGCCGCGATGAATGGATTGAGGCTGGAACTGGGCAAGATAAGCGCAAAGTAGGCCAGTCAATTAAGGTCAGAGTCATTAAGAATAAGTCAGCCGCCCCAGGCCAAATCGCTATTGTAGACTTCTATTTTGCTAATGGCGGGGACATTGATGCGGGTCAGTTTGACTTTGCCAAAGAGATTGTAGCTATAGGAAAACTTAATAAGGTCATTGTCAGAGCAGGTGCCTACTATCGTTATGCCGGTAGACAATGGCAAGGCGAAGATGCTATCCTAGCGTCCATACGGGAAGAGATTGACCTTCGAGAAACCCTTGAACGCGATGTACTAGACTCTATTAAAGCAGGCTCTAAGTACGCGCATGAAGAGTGAGGGTTTAAAGAAATCACAGAAGCATGAGGCACGACTAGCAGGAGTTCTAGACGGGAAAGTCAACGCTGGAAGCGGAGCTTTCTGGAGTCGTAAAGGTGATGTGCGAAGTACCGACATTCTATTAGAACATAAGTACACGGGCAAAGCCTCCTTTACTGTTAAAGCCGCAGTTCTGGAAAAGATTGTCAAGGAAGCAATACTTGAGAGTCGTATGCCTGTGCTAGGTGTCAGCCTCAATAATGAGAACTACGTATTGTTAACCGAAGACGACTTCCTGGAAATGCGCCAGAGCTTCCAGGAGCATAAAACTTGTACGACGAAGACTTCGGACCAGAACCTTGGCGATATAGAGCAAAATGCCGAGGGATGAATACCAACACTTGGTACCCGCCGCGCGATAAAGATCAATACAAAGACATCGCCGATGTAGCCAAGGCTGTTTGCTACGGCAAAGATGGTTTGCCTGAGTGCCCAGTGCGTAAAGAGTGTTTACTTTACGCAGAAGAGATGGAAGATACCCACGGTATATGGGGCGGCATGAGCCACCGCGAACGTAATGCGCTTAAGCGTAAAGCAACACGTTCAGGCATGACTCTAAAGGAATGGGTATTAACTAAAGATATATGATAAGTTACCCGCATGAGTCAGCTAAAGAAATTTGTAGATGTGGGTAAGAAAAACACCCGTGTTCTAGGGTCATTAGAGCGCCATCTAATGGCCAAGCCAAAAGATAGATCACGCAGAACCGACGTCTTACATCCGTCAGAGATGGTCGGTTCTGATTGGTGTCACCGCGCTTCTTACTTTCAGCTGCAAGGCGAAGAGCCTATTAGTACTCGCACCAACAGCCTACGACTAGCCTCAGTATTTGCTGAAGGCCACGCTATCCATGCTAAATGGCAAAGCTGGCTGCAAGACATGGGCGTTCTATTTGGCAAATGGTATTGCTATGAATGTGAAGAGTTTTTCTGGGGCGGTGCGGACTGTCACGAAGGTCCCCTTGCTTACAGAGAAGTGCCGTTATTCTACGAGCCCTTGCGAATATACGGACACTCAGATGGTTGGTTGACAGGGCTTGGCGACCCAATGATGCTAGAAATCAAGTCTATCGGCGTAGGCACCCTGCGCTGGGAAGCTCCCGAGCTTTTGATAGAGCATAACAATGACTTTGATAAAGCATGGAAGGCTATTAACGCGCCTTTTATGAAGCACATAATGCAGGTGCAGATCTACATGAAGTTGGCTGAACTGCTTAACTATGAAAACTACCCACAAGAAGCAGTAATCATCTATGAGAACAAAGCCAATCAAGAGGCTAAAGAGTTTGTAGTAAAGAAAAGTGACTTCGGCATCTCGCATTTGTTTGACGCAGCCGCTATGATTGTAGAAGCAATAAAGACTAACACGCCACCACCATGCAACCTAAGCACAGATGGTTGCGCTAAATGTAAGGGGTATACAAATGGTTAATATAGTTGCCACAGGTATTAGTGAAGACCTATTAAAGGTACTAGAGTCCCAAGGCTTGCCAGTTAAGCGCAGCCTAGACATTGAGATTAAGCCTTTTCCAGCAGATATTACTGGCGTAGATGACCAGCAGCTCATGGAGATGGCTCGCTCCTATATGGAGAACTACAACTTCCTACTTACACAGGTAGCCTGCGCTGAGTTGGCGGTTACTGAGGCTGAGAACTATTACAAGCAGGAAGAAGCCAAGCTTCTTATCCAGAAGTCTTCAGACCCAAAGACCAAAGCCACAACCATCAAGGCTATGATTCTTATCGATCCAGATATGCAAAAACTATCTGCCGATCGCATGCACGCTGAGGCTTACCACAAGTTACTAAAGACAACCATGGACAACCTAGAGCGGTACTACCAGCTAACTAGCCGTGAACTCACCCGTCGAACATCTGTTCTAAAGGCGCGCGGTTACTAATGAAGGTCTTTAGCAAGGGCACTGTAGATGGCCCGGTCTATCTAGGCATAGACCAGTCATATAGTGGGTTTGCTATAACCGCGTTCAAGGATCAGGACAACTACTACACAGAGGTTTACAAGTCTGACAAGCGCGGCATAGACCGCCTGCGGGATATCCAAGCCCATGTCATGAACTGGCTCCATGAGTTTGATGAGATAAAGGATGTTGCCATAGAGGGTTACGCCTTTGGCTCACAGATGGCTAACATGCTTGGGGAGCTGGGCGGCATGGTCAAGTTGACCCTCCTAGAGTTTGGGATCTACCCGCTTATAGTTCCGCCTACTAACCTCAAGAAGTACACATGCGGCAAGGGCACAGGGGTATCTAAAAGCCAGATGCTCATGTATGCCTACAAGAACTGGGACGCCGAGTTTAATGACGACAACGCTGCCGACTCCTATGCCCTAGCCCACCTAGTATCAGGGTCAGGTAAACGTACATACGAAAAGGAAGTCTATGCTAAACTTCAGGATCCAAAGTTTAGGGAGCGGTAGTGACCACCATAGTAGCCGTCCAATACAAGGACCGTTGTGTATTTGGCGCCGATAACCAGGTAACTGATGGCAGTGGCCGCATTTATAGGCACAAAGACATGGCTAAAATCAGCCAAAAAGGGCACTATTTAATTGCTGGAAGCGGCGAGGTTCAACCTTGCGATGTAGCCCAGCATATCTGGAAGCCACCAGCCGTAACCGCCAGTGACCGCAAAGACATCTATCATTTTGTTATCACCAAGGTCATGCCTTCCCTGCGAGAAGCCCTAAAAACCAACGGGTACAACTTTGAAGAAGAACGGGACAAATCGGACACAGGACCGAGGTTTAATTTTCTCCTTGCAGTTTGCGGAGAAGTCTTTGATGTATCAGATGACCTGTCTGTATGCCGTACAGATAGCGGGCTATACGGAGTAGGTAATGGGGCAGCCTATGCTCTAGGCGCCCTTCATGCCGGCGCGTCTATTCTAGAATCCTTAAAGATTGCGGCATCATTAGACGCATATACTTCAGGACCATTTATTGAAGTAGAGCAGCGTAAAGGATAGAGATGCCATCATACGATTTTAAGTGCGACACCTGTGGCTCGGTTATAGAGATCCAGCGCTCATTTGATGAAGAGGGTTCACCTATGTGTACCTCATGCAATTCAACTATGACCAGAGTTTGGCAGGCTACGCCAGCTCACTTTAAAGGAGGAGGCTGGGGCGGACAATGAGTAAGACACAGAATAAAAGACAAGAGCGCATCCGTGAAGCCGCGCACTTTGTATCAGAGCGCCGTACTATTCAATTGCAAATTTTAGAGCAGAACTATGAGATGGGCGTCAAGCTTTTCTTAGATCAAAAGGACAGCCTTTCATCAGAAGAGGTTGAGCAGATAGAAAAGATGATGACAGAACAAAGAGCGGCATTGGACAAGTTACATGAACAAGTCAATCCGCGAACTGAAGCCTGATTACACAGGCACCATGGATTACGCAGATCAAATCTGCCATGAGTGCCCCAAGTGTGAGTCAAGCATCTGGTTAATCAAAGCCTCCTTTGAAGATTACGAGATATCCCAGTACTTCATTGACATGGAGTGCGCTATCTGTGGCACATACGCCAAAGCCCCTACCCCAATAGACCGACCATAATGTGGTCATGGGTACTAGCCTGTGTAGGAGTCACAGGCATTTACTTTGTTGGCCGCAAAACTATCTGGGGCTGGTTTGTTCTACTGTTTAATGAATGCCTATGGATGGGGTACGCAATAGATACCCACCAGTACGGTTTTATATTTGCATCCCTAGCCTACGCCGCTACTTATGTGCGGTCATACCTCCATTGGAAACAAGACGTTTAACCTTATTTTGTCTAAATTACCCTTCATACTTTATGCCACGGGGAACCACAATACGTAAACCCAAGGAGCATAAATTGTCAGAAGAACAGGAGCCATTGCGCGTAGGCGCAGGCAGCAACCCTCAGTCCGTAGCCTCAGCGGTTGCCCACGCTATTTATGAAAAGCGTGAGGTAAAAATCCGTGCAGTAGGCGCAGGCGCAGTCAATCAGGCCGTAAAAGCCATTGCTATCGCCCGTGGATATACAGCCCCAAGAGGTATAGATCTAGTCTGTATCCCAGGCTTTGCCAGCATTAAGAGCCATGACGGTGACATCAGTGCCATCGTATTCCAGGTTATTGCTAATTAAGCCTGTATTAAGCGCGTAAGTACCGTACATTTATAAGAACAATTCCTCGGCCAAGGAGAACCATGAAAGCTTCATCTAAGAAGAACCCAGCACCAATTGCGCCAGTAGACGCAAAGAAGACCAGCGTTGACTTCACCAACGCTTCAGCTGCACCTTCAGCTAACACTAAGTTGATGCCAAAGAAGAACACAGCAGCTGGCGACCCATACAAGATGGCTAAGCCATCACGCACATTCGTAAAGGCTACATCCGGGGCCCGTTACGGTGTTCGCGTTAAGTTCCAGAAGGCAGAAGCTCACGAAGCAGGCGCTACACAGGGTAACGGCCGCCTACTTCCATCAGCCATCAAGCGTTCTTCTCAGAACTTCAGCGCAGGCATGGGTGACCATAACTAATAGCTAGATAAATAGCCCCCGGGACTCTAGTCCGCGGGGGTTATTTTTTGCTATAATTAATGCAGGACGCCGAACGGGTCCTAACTAACCTATATCGTCTAAGGAGATATAACAATGGCTTCAGGCTACCCAACACGTAGCCCGCATGAAATGTGGGCAACTAAAGAACCAACAAAGACAGTCACAGTCAAGACCCCAGCTCAGATTGTTACAGAGCTAACCAATCACCTAGTTAACCGAGGAATCGGCTTCAATACTCATGCCGCTTTCTTCAATGAACTGGTCAATCAATTCGATACACGATCAACCTATCCTCCGTACGACATCCTTTCAGCCGGAGAGAACAAGTACCTTATCCGCCTTGCGCTTGCAGGGTTCTCTAAGGAAGATCTGGAGATCACCTTCAAGGATCAGGTCCTTACTATTGAGGGCAAGAAGGATGACGAATCTATTGATGAATACTTCCACAAGGGTATTGCGGCTCGCGCATTTAAGCAGTCCTTCCCATTAGCTGAGTACGTAACAGTAGAAGGCGCGGAGATGAAAGACGGCATCTTAACTGTAAGACTGGAGAGAGAAATTCCAGAAGAGTTAAAGCCAAAAACAATTAAGATCAAGTAACTCCTTGAGCATCAGCCCCCGTCAAATTGGCGGGGGTTTTTGCTTGATTTGTCAGACTTTTATGTTAGTCTTATCGTGTCGCAGCTTGACGAACACAAGGAGAGACATGTTAGAAGTGCTAAATAAGCACCTAGATGGGGTTTCATTGAGCGGTTGTGTAGTTGCCCAGTGGATTTCTACTCTAGGTAAAGATGAACAGAAATTATTTGAGCAAATAAAAGCAAACAATACAGCTGTAAAGGTCGCACATCTATTCCAAGATCTAAATAAAGATACTGAACTCCCATTTAAACTGACCGCCTTCCGCTCCCACCTTAGAGGATATTGCACATGTCAATAAAGACCAGCCTACTTGACGTATTAGAGAACGCAGTTACTACTACCAATACTGATTGGGCATGGCCACCAATCCAGCAGGCAAAGCCAACTGTTATCAAGCCCGCAGAGTATAAAGAGCGCCAAGCAAGTAAAAATGGTTTTAAGTTATTTGTATTTGTTCCAGATCCACAGATCGGCTATCGTAAGTATGAAGATGGAACACTAGATCCGTTTCACGATGAGGCCGCAATTGATGTCCACTTTCAACTACTAGCTTATTTAGAAAAGCGTTATGGCGTAGATGAGATTGTGCACCTTGGAGATTATCTAGACCTACCAACAATGGGTAAATATGCACAGGAAGAAATGTTTGCGCATACAGTTCAGCCAGCCCTTGATTATGGTCACGCACTACTAGCAAAGCAACGCGCTACCTGCCCTACTGCAAAGATCACATTGCTAGAGGGCAACCACGATTGCCGTATGCAAAAGTACGTAACTATGAACGCCATGGCATCTAAGGGTATTAAGCGCGCTAACGCTGCCCCAGATGAGTGGCCAGTTATGACAGTCCAATACCTACTACGTTTAGAGGAGTTGAACATCAACTATGTGGGCGCGTATCCGGCTGGCGAGTACTGGATTACTCCTCACCTTCGTGCTATTCATGGCACTACCGTTCGGTCTAATGGCTCTACTGCATCTGCTTACGTCAATAAGAATCCGCATGTTTCTACAGTCTTTGGGCATGCCCATCGACAAGAACTACAGTATAAAACTGTAGCCAATGGTGACGGCCCTATCCGCAGCGTGAGCGCCAGCCCTGGTTGCCTATGCCGTGTAGATGGCGCAGTTCCTTCCTACGGTTCTGGTCTCAATGACAACGGTCGTCCAGTAAAGCACTGGGAAGACTGGCAGCAGGGAATCATGATCGGTTGGGTTCATGACGAGGGCCGCTTTACACTACAGCCTATTCACATCATGGATGGTGAAGCCCTGTATGAGGGAAAGCAGTTTAAGGCCAAGTAATTAAGTAATTACGCGTATCCTTGTGGTATGGCCAACCCTTCCCCGCATCAAAACGTACAGAATCTCGGAGCTTCCGGGATGTACGGCACCAATACCGTTTACGGTGGCGGCGGCGTACCAGTAGCCAGAAGTGAATTGGATTTCCTCCGTCTTGGCGTGGGTCGGGCCCCGCAAGCGGAGTATCCCTGACGGCTACCTAGGCACAATCCGTACACGCCGCGATGATCGTGGGCGTGATACATCGGATAACGTACTTAACGCACTCAAGGTACGAGTAGGACAGCGTTCGTACCAGCGCGGTGTTCACCGTGGAGAAAGAATTGACGTTCAAGACTATTACTATCCAGAAGGTCTTGATGCAATGCGCGGAATAAGACGCCAAATGAAAGGCGTTAGAGACGGTAATGTCATCCGCGTCCAGCGCGGGGTAGAGAACGCTATGGCGGCCCCCGCGCCTCATCTTCCTAATGATGGTAAGGCAAATATGAGAAGTACATCGCCACTATCATTAGATAGTCGCCGTGTAGACCAGATGGCCCGCATGAGAACACCTTGGAGATAAGATGAACACAGACGAAAGCCAATTCCCGCAGCCTGCTCGCCCACACTCAATTAATAAAAGCACCACTATGACTATGAAGCATGGCACCGCTGAGTTAAACGTAAACGCAAGCGCTAGCACCCTACACGTTCCAGGCGCCGAACCCCTTGCTAAAACAAATCCAATGACTATGACCGCTAAAGGCAAAGCAAAGGATGTTGGAGTACTCCTACGCCATATTAAGAACAGCAGCCCAAAGAACTAATGACTAAATTCGCAGATGGAGTCTACGGACGTAGACCGTGGGTAGCGCCGCCCGAGGCCGCCAATCCCCCGCAAGATTACGTCGGGCCATTTCAGTCTAATCAAGAACGCCTTCTAAGTCAGTCGATGGCCGCATGGACAATGGGACGCGAAGACATCCAAGAGTATGTGCGGCCACCGCTCCCACAGGTAAAGCTATTTCCATCCCGTTTTGGTTACACTGAGCATGAGATCACCATTGAAGACATTGCACAGATGCCACGCAAGACCGCTACAACCCAGCGTGTAGAGTCTGACTTCAGCCAGACCCCTAACACTCAGGAATCAACCAGCACCAACTCACTAGGAGGAACAATCTAATGGGCCGTAATAACAACGATTTTAACGCAGGAAAGACCCCCGAAGGGCCAGCACAGCAGGTAACTTGGACTGGGCAATCTGGCGATAGCTATTCTTTTAAAGTACCTCCAGGAAGCTCTAAGAAAGATGCTGGAAAAACTATTGCTCACTACACAAGTGTTGACCGCAGTTACAAGAACGCTGGAATCAACGATCAGACTGTAGAAGAGCCGGTAAAGGGTTCAGTGCGCTGGAATAAAAATGACTAACGACCCAGGTTTATACACCGATAGCACAGGCGACGGCATGGCTGGGGCTATGGACGTCAGCCTTCAAACCCAGCGTGACCTTAGCAAGACCATTTATAACGGAGATAAGGCCTGTAAAGCCTGTGGCGCGCGTATTGACCCCGTACAATCATTGATGAACCAAGAGCACTGCCCATCCTGCTCCCGTAGAATGAAGCAGTCACACGTGAAAGGCGGCATGGCATGACCGTTAATAAGTTTCGTTCTGAGAACGCGTCCTTAGAAGAGGGCGCCACAGACGGCAAGTACCGTAAGCGCCGTCCAAACACAGAGGTAGCCGCTGGAC